ATATATTATAACAATCATTAATATGTTTGTCAAGTATTTTATGTACTTTTTTTACACTTTCTCTAGAAAAACAAATCGAGCTGTAACATAAGTTAAAAGTTGTTATTTTATATTATAATATAATAGTACCCCTGTTTCTTAGAATTGATTGTGGGTCGATTTCTGTTTTGGGCAAGTATCTTTTTGTTATGTTTTTTCCTGTCCAGTACATACCTAGATTTAATCTTGTGTGCAAGGTTGGGCAATGTGTCGTCTTTTTGTTGTCGAGGCTCCTGGGGGTGTCCTAGACCGATTTAATTACCAGGTAGTCTAAAATGATTTTCTTGGCTTCTTCAAACGAATAACACACGACAGCTCTATACTCCTGCTGTTCAAGGTTATCCACCCACCACTGCTGCTCTTTGCTTAATTTGTTTTTACCGAATTTCATCTCAATAAATAGCCCATGATACCAATCGACCTGCCCTTCATCAGTGCAGTTACCCCCTCTGGGGATTGGCAAGCATATATCAGGTATGCCTCGCTTTCTACCTTCAGCTTTTAGCTTCTTTCCTCGAAGCATGTCAGCACGTGTACCTCCATAGCTTACATTCGGGATTGCAAACATTAATTTTAATTCTGGGTATTTATTTTCTTGGAGTTTCGCCCATTGGAATAATGCTTTTTGCTCAGTGTGTTCGCTCCTCATAATGATATATTTTCAGTATATTCTTGTCCTTGGTATTCATAGTCAACCACAACTTTTTTATCTCTCATTAGTGCAAAAGCTTCTGTATTGCCTATAATATATCCACCTTTCTTCCCCATTTTACTGGTTATTATTTTTTTTGATTCAATGATGTCTTCTTGGAATTTTGCAGCCCTGAGAACTCTTTTTGTAATTTTCTCTCCTTTTCTGAATTTACCATTTCTTGGGTTCCATCCAGCTGCCGTGGCTGTTTTTACAAATTCCACAAAATCCTCTCTATCTACAATCCATTCGCCGTCTTGATAGAATGTTCCTGAATTTTTTAGATACCATTTTTCAAAACCTTTAGGAACTGGAGAAAAAATAGCCCTTTCAAAATTAATTTTCATAAAATATAATTAAAAATTAGAATAGTTTAACCCTAGTTTTTTTAGAAATTTTCTCGCAGAATTTTCACCTTCATGAGAAAGAATAAAATTAAATTCCTCCTGGTGTTGTTCAGGAACCTGGTTAATATTGAACTTTTGCCTTTCCATCTGCATTTCATCCTCCCAACACCCTTGATTGAGCCACGTAGCAGGATGTTTCCACTCAGGAATAAAAACTGTAGTATCATCACGTACACTATCTCGATATTCAATCTGTTTTTTTAAACCACTGATAATCTTTTTGTGTAGTTGATTTGTTTTATCATTTTCAAGAAGATTGAAATAAATATCCTCTACTTTTTTCTTGCCAATTTTTTTAGGATATATTTCCCAAAACTCTTTAAAGTTTTTAATAATTTCTTTTTTTAAATATTTTTCTTCTTTTTTACTATTATTACTATTATTACTATTACTATTACTATTACTATTACTATTATTAGATGTATCAATAGAATATTGATACTCTATTGATACTTTATTAGATTCCATTATCTGGAGTACTTTTTCAGGAATTTTAGAAATTAAATTATCCTTTGCTTTTTTTAACCGATCACCTTTAAAGGTAAATGGTTTAAATTTATTCTTTACAATACAAAAATCATCAATAAAATATATATCCATGCTAGATAATTTCTGTTTTAATTGAGGCAAATCTTCTGGTTTAAGTGAGGTGTCAAAACATATTTCACGATCTGTAAGCAAAAAAGCTGGAATAATAGATAAATTGGGACAAGTAAGACAATATAAAAATAATTCACGCTCATTAGGAGATAAAGAAACAAAATCTCTATCCCTCCATAATTCTTTATAGATTGCTGTTTGTTTCATAATCAATTGCTTAAAATAACAAATATAGGACAACTAGGCGAATCGATTAGAAAGACCTAATTGCCCCACATTTATTATTTAAGAAATTTTTTATAATCGATTGCTTTATAATAATATTATATTAACTAAATGTTTAAAACAATCTTACCAGTACCATTGCAAGTTGGACAAGTTTTCTTAATTTGTTTGTGATCCTGTAAGCAATATTCTATAACCCTATACGGGGCTTCACGTTTTCCCGCCTCCCACAAGGAAACCGCCGCACCCCCAACGCCAAACACAACACCAAACTTTTTTTGTGTTCTCTTCTCGGAAACTCTTGTTGTTTTAATTAGTTCTGTGATTTTCACATGAATGGTTTAAAAGAGCTGCTATTCCAATTTCCACTATTAGAATGTCTGCTAATCCCATATCCGCTGTTCTTGCCTCCACTATTGTTTTTGTTTGCCATTTTAACAAACAATTTCCACCTTGGTGTAAGGGGAAGCTTGGCATGTGCTACACCATAGCCGAATGCCTGATCTACCCCCATTATAAATTTCCTATACCTTTTTTTGTTTGCCATTTTAATTAATTAATAAATAAAAAGAGCCACCTTGCAAAACCTAGACGGAAAGGCAAAGAGGCTCATCTCATATATCAAATTTCTTAGAAATTTTGTTGTGTCTAGGTTGTTCATGTGTACATTATACACTATTTTCTGGAAGATGTAAAAAAACAGTGAAGTCTAATAAATTAAACTAGTTCTGAACATGCTCTACCAGTTGAGCTATACCTGCATCTTGTACACAATGGTCCAGATTTTCCAGGTCAATATCCCTTTTCATCTTTATTGTTATTAATATAATCTATTATTTCGCTGATTTTGTCTTTATGATCTAACAGAGCATTCAGAACTCCACGGAAGGGGTCTTCTTGACTAATTACAATTGGATCATCTAATTTTTCTATCTTCTTCTGTTTCATTTAAGAATTTTCTTAAATTAAATCCACACCAAGCACAAACACCTGTAATAACATAAAGAGACCAGCCCCCCAATACTGTCAAGATTGTTGCTGATCTCTCACAAGAATTTGTGAATATATTATAACATATTTAATCTCCAAGTCCCATATCATCAGGCTCATAGTATTCACTACCCTTGTCACCTCGCTGTATCTTCTCTATCTGGTGGGTGTTCTCTAGACAGAACTTAACAGTGTCTAAAATCGCCTTAGGAGATAGTTTTCTGGCGTTGTAGTAGTGATGTAGTATCTCTTTAGCCTCTGCAAGAATTTTGCCATCCTGCTCAGTGTTGAATTTGTTTTCTTCACTCCTAAACATATGAGTAGGCTCATCAGAATATGCAGTATATTGGAAGGTTTTTCCATCCCAATTATGAAAGTATTTTTTATTTGACCATTTCATAAACGACTTCCTAAGATTCCAAATATAGAGCCAATAACACTGGATGCTATACCCACTATAATGCTAATCTTTTTCCACATGTTTTCGCCTTGTTTCTTGATGGTAGTTTGTTCGATGATGTGTTCGCTTGTCGTTTTTTCTAACCTTGCCAACTTCCCATTAAATTTGCTATGGGTCTGATCACTTGTTGCCTTGTAATTGTCAAATTTACTGGCCAATCCAATTAGTTGGTTCTGTTGAATTTCAATATCCTTCCGCATATTGGGAAGTGCCTTATATATGTCAAGCAACATTTGCCACATCTCATTAAATTTTTGTATATCAAAGGGGCTATTTTCGTTTTTCATTCCAATATATAGCTGTATTATTTATAATCTGAAGTACCGCACCACCTAGAAGTAGTCCGAACACCTCCCAATTGATCTCTCCATTAGCCTTCTGGGAAAGCAAGGCAATGATAACGGAAAATCCTACTGTTAAAGCACCTGAGCGAATCATATACTTGAGTGCCTTTTTGACTTCACCCCAAGGGGACTCGTTTTGTTTTACCATAATTTGTAAATAATAATTAATACTCTTTTGCGTGAGAATTATTGTCTTTTTTTAAAGGAACTACAATACGCTATAAACTTTTTCATGTTATACGTTTAACAAATAATATTTTTGACTGACTGGATTTTCGCTTTTAGATCTTTATTTTCTTGTGCTATTTCCCCACAATCTTGTGATGGTGAACAGTTCATTTTGAACTCTCCCCAAGGGTTTTCTATTTGATGTCGATGGGCTAGTAGAAGTTTAGCAAAATCCTTGCATTCGTCTTTGGTAATATTTCTACTAAATGCCTTGGATAACACATTAGCCATCATTTCATATTGGCCATGCTTGGAAAGCCACTCAGATACTATTCTACTTCTAGGAATATTCTTTTTAACATCTGGTCTCATACGCTCAATATATGCTGTAACCTTTTCTATCTCTATTGGGGTCATTGGATTTTCTTGATAAGTTATATAAGGAATGGGATCAACTGCATGGTAATAGTTAGAATCTGGTGATATTGTAGTGTGAAGATGGTAGCCAGTTGCATTGCCTTTTTTCCCAGACAATCCCAATACGGTTTCAGATGTTACCTTGCTTCCCACTTTCACATAAATCTCACTCAGGTGATAATCCCAATTATAGAATGTTGCGTGTTTAACTTTTATTTTACCTATTGCATGGTCAACGCTTACCACACCACCCCGTTCCAATCCTAATATCTCGGTGCCAACAGGGCAGCCAAAATCAACACCATAATGAAAAATTTTTTTACCCGTTAAAGGGCAAGTTCTCCAGCCAAAAGGACTGGTTACAGAATAATCACCTCTGAATTTTTTAGTTCTCATTTATTCTCAAAATTTAGAAATTAATTATCATTATCATACCAAAATAGAATCAACATTCACATCTTCTTTGTTAATAGGATAATTGTCAAAAATGAATCTGTTTTCATTATATATAAAGTACATTCCCTTAGATTTTCTCCAAAGTTTTAAGCTTTTTTCGTCTACGTTAAAGCCCTCTTTTTATTCTTTTTAAAATTAAGGCAGGTTAATACATCCCAAGTCCTGATAAGCTTTGTGCTGACACCTGCTGTTGTGGATTGCCCATTTGAGCACTGTTCAGAACTACAGAAAATTGCTCCATTAGTGCCTGAAGTTTAGCCTGTCTTGTTTCAGGGTCGTCCGATACCCCTGGAAGCAATCTCTTAAACCTGTCCTCCTCTTGTTGACTTATTGCACCACCTGACTGCATCCTTCCGAACATTTCAGCAGCCCTTTCAATTTCACTTGCTAGCTGTTTGGACTCCCCCGGCCTCATAAAATCTGGTAACAATGCCCCAAGCTGAGTACCCCCAAAGGCTCCCTCATCACTCAACATATTAGCTATATTCTGTAATGCTTGGTAACCAGATGCTGCTTGACTGTATGTCTTTCGTTCATTCATGCTCAAGCTCTCAAGCCCGCCCGCCTTTGAAGCACCGAGCCCAACAAGCTCAAGTGTTGTTTTTACGTCGCTTGGCTTCATGCCCTGTCCTAGAAGTTGCAACGCAACTTGCGTTCTTTGATCTTGATCCACACCCGATGTTTCAGTCTGCCCCAGTCCTGCCATCGTCGTTTCCGGTATTTCAGTTTGTCCAAAACCCATAGGAGATTGGATCGCAGATTGTCCATTAAATAAATTTGCAGCGATTGGCGAGCCATACTTAGAGCCTAGCCCTTGAGCTGTCCCCATCAAATCACCTCCTAAAGCATTTTGTACTCCTGAAGTATTAACTCCTTTTTGTACAATTTCTCCTATCTTTGTTCGTATTCTGTCAGTTACAGGAGATATATCAAGTTTTGTCCCGAGTAGTGAACTTCCTAATTGTGTACCATCTTTTAGATTTTTTAAAGTAAATGGTGTTACTTCATGTAATATACTCATTCTTCTTAAGGTAGACTCTATTTCTTTCCCTAGTGTAGTATTACCCGTTTTTTGAGCAATACTTTTAATTTCACCATCTATTGCCTGCCTAACCCCTCTAAAAATTCTTTCTAATTTAGGAGTTTGCCCACCTCTTGCATAGTTGATCATTCCGTCTAGTTCCGACTTAATCCCAGATAAACCCTTCACACTACCCCCCGTACTTCTAATCTTGCTAAACCACTCTTGAACATCAGGTTTCAAAACTCCTTTGCTGTTCCTTAACAAGCCCGAATTATCCTTAAAAAGCGTTTCAACCTTTCCCACAATGTTTTCTGGGTTCAAGGCTTCACCAGCCATAGATAATTGTGACTCTAGTTTTTTACCAAGTAATTTATTACCCACTCCCACACTTTCGGCAAGTTGTGTTCTTGTCCCACTTTTTAATTTCAGATCATCTAAAATATTAAAAGTATCATCTACGAGTTTATTGGCACCGCTGATGCCTTTGTATGATCGGCTTTTAGTTAGCTTTGTAGGATCAACTTCAAGGATTGACTGTCTTAAATTTTTTCCAGCTTCCTGTACCTTATTTCCTGCCTGTACGGCTCCTTTAGCCCCTACGTCATCAATGGCACCTGTAACGCCTTTAGCCTTACTTATCAACTTCCCCAATCCATGAAACACTCCCGCTGTTCCTGCTCCGAATCCTGCACCAGTAACTATATCACTCAAAGTATCCCCTGATTCTAAATCAGAACCTCCGAAACCCTGCATTCCACCTGCCAATGCACCACCTGCCAACACCTTTGGTAAACTACCAGTGAATGCCCCCATTCCTGGTACTGCAAAAGAACCAACACTGGCGGCATCTTGAAGTGTGTCTTTTAATAAGTTACCCTGATCTCCTGATAATCTTTGTTTATAAATATCAGCCCCTCCAAAACTCAAATTACCTAAAATTGGACTTACCTCACTTTTAGAAAGATCTTCACCCGATAAAGCACCTATTGCTCCTTGTCCTATATATCCCAGATCATTAATTAGATTACTCCCCCCTCTCACAAAAGGATTAACTATTCCCTGAAGAATCCCCATTAATCCACCAGCTTGCTCAGGCTGCTGAATAGGTGCATTCAACTTTGAACCAGGCGCACCAAGAGCTGAATTGCTCTGTATTACCTGACCTCCCGATGTTCTCAATGTTCCCATTGCGTTAGGGTTTTTTTTCAAATATTCTTGTATTGCCTGCCTTCCTACTATTTGAGCCATATCAATTAATTAAAAGTTTAAATTTAAAACCCGAACAGGTTTTTTATTGCATTAGGGATACCTCCATAGCCTTTTAGAACACTAGAAATAATATTATCTTGACCCAAGGCACTATCAAACCTATTTGCAGACCTGACAAATGGGTTAGAACTCATTGCAGCCCTTCCTGCTGAAGCCCCTCTATCAAATTGACCTGGCGCCCATGATCTATACATACCATCGTCTCCTAGTCTATATTCTTGTTGTTGACCTTGCTGATTAACAAAAGTAGGGGTATCATTTGTTTCTAATATCAGGTCATCAGCCCTACCGGATTGTTGATTCATCATCTGTTGTCGATATGCTACTTCTGCTGCTGCTGCTTTTTTTCTCTCCTCTTCTTGTATAGCTAGTTGATATCTCTGAGAAGCCCTATTATATGAATTTGCTGCCGTCTGGTTTCCATGTTGCATTGCCTGAATTGCCCTATTAGACATTTCGCTTGCCTTTCCACCTAATATTGATGAAAGACTGCTTGAATAATTAAGACTTCCAGCCATTTCGCCAAGTCCCGCCCCCATCATTTGCATCTTTTGGTGAGGTGATAAATCTGCTGCACCCGTTCCACCCTCTAAAGCTCCATAACCTATATTAGAGAAGTCTTTTAAAAAAGAAGACATTTTATCTTGTGTTGCTTGAGCAGAGTTCTTCAACAACGGAGACCATTGTGACATCACATTCTTATTTATATTTGTTGTTAGGTTCGGGTCTTCATACTGTTTTAAATTGCCCTCTGCCGCCATCATTTCATTGTACGTTGTGTTTGAATCCATAATTAATAATTAAAAGTTAAATTGCCTAAAGTTAAGTCCTTGGGCGGGCTGGTTGGTAATAGTATCCCCCATAGTTTTAGCAAAATCTCCATAAGTTGGAATTTTTGGAGTTGTTGGTGTTTGGCCAAGTTCAATTGCATTATTGAAAGCATCCCTAGACGGGTTATAGAATAAATTTTCAAAGCCTGATTTTCTTTGGTTAATCCAATCTAGTAATTGAGCCTTTCTATCTCTCTCTGCACCTGCCTGAATCTCTCCAAGCCCTCCAGTTGCACGTCCTAACCTTCCACCACCTGTACTTGCTAATTGATTTAAAAACCCCCTACTCTGTGCGTTTAAGTCTCTTTGTATGAATGGATTAATCTGTGAAGCGCCCTCCGCCTCAACAGTGGGCAATAAAGAACTCCAAGCATTTTGAAAAGGTAAAACTTGACTAAATACTGGTCCCTTATAAGTTTTATTTGCGCCTGCCTGATTAGAATATTGCTCTGCTAGATTGGTTGTAGCAGGTGCGGCGGTATTCACACCTTGGCCTGAGTTCTTCAAACTATTTATGAGTTTTATATTTTGATTGTATGATCCTTGATAGCCACCGCCATAGCCCATTTTATCCCAATACTGTTTTTGTCTCTCAAATGATGAACCTGAAAGCCCTGGGATTTTCATAATGTCTTGTGATAGTGTCATTTTATTTTATTAATTTAAGTAAAAGTTTTATAACCAGTGCAAACTAAATTTAACACGATAAAACCAAAGGCGTTAACGTCATTATCAACACTCTGGACGGCGATGGTATTCCACCCATCATTGACCGCTGCAATCTCTGTTGAATCAAAGGTATCTGATATTTGTTCATCGTCTGCGGTCTGATCATATCCATTTCTTATTATATCCCCATTGCTGAATACATAATATTCATGTCCACTAACTGGCCCTGTTGTTTTTGTTTTGTCTGGGTTAAGGTATGTAGTTAACCCAGTCATATCGGCGGTAGCTCCAGCAAATGTTAATCCACAAAATAATTGCTGATATAAAATAACCGAGGTGTAGGTTATGTCACTAGACTTATAAAAATCAAGACGTATAGTTCTGTTCTGACCGCCCGCAATCGCATCTGAAAAATTCACAAATCCAACAGGATCACTTACAACCCCATTTGGTGTGCCCGTGAAAGTATTAAATTGATGTTGTATATATATTCTATTACTTTGGAACATAATTTCTTCTGGTGATGCTGCATTCACGTCAAAACCTTCTTTTGATTGTTTTATTCCAACGTACGGATTTTCATCTGTTGTTTCTGGTATTTTCCCAATAATTAACCGATCTTTTGTTCCATCGCTAATAACGATTCCCCTATCTCCATTAAGTCTTAGAAACCTTGTACCAAGTTTGATACTTGTAGTTTTTGCAATAGTGCCGCCCGACAAATTGGCTGCAGTGCTATACCGTGCCACACTAGCATTACCAAACTCATTACGATTTTGAAACTGATCAAGTCCAGTATCTTCTATTGTTTTTGAATCTATTTTAATTTTTTTCTTTGCCATGTTATTTCGATGAATTACGTAAAGTTTTTCCCTCTTCTACAGTAAAGCCATATCCTTCTATTTTTAAATCTCCCGTACAAGTAAATTTAAGACTGAAAGAGTAGCCAAATTGATTAGCTAAGGGTTTAATCTCTTTAGCCAGTATGCTAGAAGAGGATGCAAGAGTTCCAATCGAAGCATAACTACCTCGATTAATTGAAACGCTAACATCTACCTCCGCATTTGCTGTATATCTTATAAAATAATTACGAATCGAATTATCTGTAGTGGGGTCACCCAGTTGGTGATGCGGTGTCCTGAAGTCAACTGAAATATCTTGTCCAACTCCACTCGCATTGTCATCTGTTGCCCCTGAATTAAGTTTAGTTACAAAAGAATCATCATTATGTATAGCATATAATCCTTTATCCCCATTAGTATCAACAAAACTTGTAATGGCTAATATCCTGTCTTGATAGTTTCTAAAAGTCCAAGCATTCTTTTTAATATCAAATACAAAAACAACATCTGCTATTGCTGAAGCTGTAGCACCCGTCACTGTTTGTAGCGTTCCAACAGATAGAGAATACTTTCCATCCAGGGTGTCAACACCCGCACACATACTATCCCAATTACTAGGATTAACTAAATCCCATAATCCCAAATCTCCCACCCTGTCTTTAATTTTCGGAGTTATATCTTGGGGTCTCCCCTCTCCTCCCCAAAGCTTCACACCTTCACGATTAACCCATAGTGCTATTCCTTCAACTATTCCAACCGTTCTGTAATTTACACACCCTGCATTTTCTATATCAGATGACCAGTTAGACAAGGGGTCAAATCTATACATCTGATTTTCATCCCATACCAAAAACTGTTCTTGATAGCTTATAGCTCCAGTTATTGCATTGTCAGCTTTAAAATTGTTTTGTAAAACATAGACAGTATCATCATTCCAGCCCGAAGTGTCAGTATCAGTTGTTACCACCGTATCATTTGTCCAACCCGTTATTATATTCATCTCTCCATCTGTTGTGTTGTAGAGAACTGCACCAATCATATCAGGAAGAAATATTGAAGTAGTTGCTGTTACTGTATTAGCACCAGCAACATCTGCATTGGCTTCACACGTTCCTGTTGCGCTATGGAAAGTATCTGTATAAGGATCAGAGTAAAATCCTATATTGGGTTTTATGTTATTTCCACATACTAATAAACTATTCTTATTGACCGCAAAAATTGAACCACCTATGGTTGGTGTAACATCTGTTATTGCACCTCCTGTAGTATATGCCAGTGGAGTTGTACCATCTTCACATCCAAGATATAGCCTATTTAGAAAGTTAATTCCATCAACTCTCTTGCTTGCTGTCCATTCATCTGTATCAACAGCACTGCCCCAAGTTTCACCGCTTTCATCATAAAAAAATAAATCTCTATCTGTTACTGCTCCTAGTTTTCTGGTTCCATCATTGGCTAAATAAGTAAATAATCCATATCCCGGATTAGTTCCTATAGAAGCACCCACTATCTCGCTTCCTTTTCTGGTTGCCCAGACTCCAGGTCTATCTTGTGATATATTCTGAAGATGAGGTGATCCAGCAGTCATACTAGGATTGCTGGATTGATCCATTCCCTCTGTTAAATTTTGAAACCAATGTGTTTTTATCATCGTTTTATTTATTTATATTATGTTTGCACCCCGCTTCGCTCAAAGCACCACAATTGACACACCATTTTTTTAATCCCATTCCTCCTATCATTCTTCCCTCTCTTAATAAATGATAGTTTTGGTTCCACCACCCAGGAAGAGCAGTGGCTTGTGTATATCGCTCTTCTAGCACATAATGCTTACCTACTTTTTTACGACTTGCAACCAAACTAAGGGGAATCTTTTTGATTGTAAGCGTTTTTAATTTCTTTAAGTTCATCATGCTAGCTCTCCAACTGCTAACCAACTATAAAAATAAGTATCCGAATTATCTCCAAATGCAGTCCCATCAGAACTAATCAATCGTGCGTTAAAGTTGGCTGTCGTAGGTGATCTTACACTTGCACTAATTCTTACATTGCCATTTTCGTTTGAACCCCAAGTTGGCGATGCGTCGTTATTTCTTGAGGCTTCACTTATAACAACAATCGGAGCTTGATCAAAGGTAATACCAAAAGTTACAGCCTCTTGCGCTGCTGTTACCACTGCATTTGGAACCATAACCCCATAGCCTGACAACAAAACAGTATTTTCTTCATAACTATCTGAGGTATTATCCTGTCTTAATATTTTAATCTTTACAAGTTTTGAGGGGCCAGCTTTTATTATTGTATGTTCTGACTGGGTAGCATCTCCAATAGTAGTTGTACCACCACCCGAAATCACATTGTCAGCATTTGAATCTACAATACTTTCAATAACTGGTGCTGTTAATGTTTTATTTATTAATGTTTGGGTATCGCTTGTGCCAACAATCGTGCCAGTTGGCGGTGTAGGCCCATCTACCAAATCCCCATCAGCATTCCATACTGATAAGTCAGCACTTGTCCCCTTAGTTCCCGTGATCAACGTTGCATCACTTCCAGACCTCGAAGTTGACTTTATTGAACTATAAGCAATATCTTGTAATGTATTGGCATCTCCATCGATAGTTTTATTTGTAAGCGTTGCAGTTTCAGCAAACACCTCCACAGCTAAATTCGCATAAGTGATCCTCTTATTCGTTCCACTTGTTGCCATTGTTTCGTCGCTAACGTCAACAAAAGGAAGTAAATCACCACTTGCTAGTGTTGAACCTGCTGTTAAGTTTGATATTTTTGTATCGGACATTTTTTAATCTGTAAAATCTTTAAAACTACCACTATCTTCTGTAAAGCTTAACGCACCCCCACTATCTTCTGTAAAGCTTTTTAAATTATCTATTTCTAATAATAACCGAGAAACCACTGCGTTTTCCAATAATAGACTTGATCCATTTTCTAATAACAACCCGAAACCCTGACCTTCATCTTGAACAGAAAACAATCCTCCACTATCATCTGTAAAATCTATGGTCATATATTTCTCCTCCTCATATCATAGTCTCGATAAGCTCTTAAATTACCACGCTTTGCTCCTACTGTACTTCTTGCATAATCTCCTATCATGTCCCTCTCTTCACGTTGGGCATCTTTTAACCATTGCTGGGCTTCATCATTTCGTCTTAATTTTTTTAGTGCATCAAATGTTCCATAATACACCAAGGTTAATTCGCTTCCTAGGGGTAGTCTATCAGGTGTATCATCATCATCTGAAAGGTTGTCAGGCATTTCTATATAAGTAACCATCAAAGCATTACTCAATGGCAATGTAGGCTCCGGAAGAATCCCAATACCCTTAACATGAACATCGCTTACGGTTATATTTGTGGGGTACCATATAGGACTAGAAGTTGAATAAATTTCTTGTCCACTTTGCAATGCAGTTTCTTTGTTTTGTCTTTTAGAACAAATCTTCAAATCTTCTGTGGCTGTATATTTTACCTCGATATCTGTTACATATCTCAAGTCATCGGCAGCATCGCCACCAATTGCAAATTCAGTTCCTAAAACATAAATCGTTGCACCTGCTGTCCAAGTTACCGATTCGTCTAATGTTACAACTGTTCCACTGGTGTATGAAAGAATCTTTGCACTAGCACTATCAGTTAAATTATAAACAGTATCCCCAATCATAGCAGAATTAAATATGGAGGCCGTTGCTGTTAATGTTGTAGTCGACTGTGTACTGATTGTTCCAGTTATCTTATAAAATGTTGCGGGAATTGTTTTATGCTTGTGATCCTTTGGATACCTTGCGGCTAATTTTGCAATTAGCTTTTTATATCTATTATTTACAAATCTTCCAACCATTGACTCCGTTAAATCCTTGTCTTCTAACAATCCATCTGCACCGTCATCATAGCCAGTATTTTCAAATACCTGTAGTTTTATTTCTGAAAATTCCATATTCTTTTGTTAATTAATTATTGACCTAGGGTAATAGCTTCGATCCAAGTGTTACCAAAATTCGACGACGTCCCTGTTTCTTTTACATAAACTCTCAAAAACTCTGCAGAGCCTAGACTAGAAAACTTAATCGCAAATCTATCATAAGCACCTGCAGCTGAAGCAGCCGTAAAAAGATCACCTCGATTATATCTGGTTGTAGTTCCACTTGATTCTGATTCGTTTTGCAACAAATAAAATGGCCCCGAATTAGCTTCTATTGTTACATTCTTGGCTGCAGTCTCATCGGTTAGCTCATCAGTTGAAATTAATGTGATAGTGCCTGCAACGACAGTTTCTGCCGTAAAAAACCCATCATTACTTCCCGAACCTTTCACTTGGAGAACTTGACCCGGACTCAATCCATTAGTTAAAAACCCACCGCCTGAATCTGTAATAGTATCCGAAGCACTGTCTACGAAGGCTATTGTACCGCCTGTTATGCTAGGAGTTGTTCCATCTGCAACAGCATATTGAAGGTCTATTGAGTTGGCCGTTTCAGACGCTCCCATTGTATAGTTTACCAAAAGTATTACCTCCGAAGCCTTCCCTATAATGACTACCCCACTGTCCTCTACTGTATAACTGGCAGCCAACGTGACAGGTGAGGCAGCAGTTCCAAGAACCTGCTTTGCATCTTGTCGATTAAACTTATCGCCACTCATGTTAAATTGTTAAAAACTAAAAATAGCTTATTCCTTCAATTTTTCTTTTATTTGTTTTTTAAGCTCTTTTGTACTTTGGGTGTGCTTAATTCCCATACCAGAGGCCATTTTCATAAGTTTGGGCCTATCATAGTTCTCTACCTCTTGACCCAAACCACCCGTTTCTTCAACAACCTTTTCTGTTTTTTTAATCTCTTCTTCTAGCTTTTTGTTTTTATTCTTAACCTCTTGAAGTTTCTTCTCAACACTCTTAATCTCTCTTAATTGGGGCCACACCTTCATAATATCCTCTGAATTATAATCCGAAAGCCTAACGGTATCACCAGGTTTTAAACTTACGTTGTGTTTATCGTTAGACTCCCAATTTTTAATGCTGAACTTTTCAGTTTTAGGTAATTGTAAAATTTTCATATTGGCTTTTCCGTAATAAGTTAATCTGGAATGTTTAAAATGGGCTCTAAGGCCATAAGATCTTTAACCGATAGGGCAATGTTCTCAGGTAAGGTTATCTTTTTAATCTTATAACTTTCTTCTATCTCTACAAGTTCATTATATGACTTGCCGAAGCCCTTCACGTCCTTTAGAACAAAATGACCGTCCTCCATTGCTGGTTTTCCATCTTTATCCTTTTTAGAAAAATCCTTAGCCATTGCTAGCCTCGATTCCTCAAAAACTGTTTGTTTTTCAACGACTTCCTTCTGAAACTTGCGTAACTCATACGCCTCTCTTACAGGAATTACTTCGCCCAACAAATTATTAAGGGCAGGAATGAACCTACCATTTTGATCGAAGATTGTATTTTTGATCTTCATTTTAAACTCCGTAACAATTAAAATAATGGGGAGAGTTTACGGGGACTCCCCCCAGAATTATTCTCAACAAATCGTCCCGTACCGAATTAAGAACCTAAGCTGAAGGATCATTTGTGGATACTGCTATCCACGCATCCGTTCCATTTAATTCAATTCTTATAAAATCAGTTGTTGCACCCGCTGTTCCATGAGTACTAATTGAGGAAGCTGCATCCGCTGTAGCTGTACCTTCAAAGTTCATAAATGCTTGCGAAACATCGTCTTGTTTAAGTGCTAAACAAGGTGATACACCAGTCGTATGAGACTGTTCAATCCTTACAACCGCACTATCTGCATCACAAGCCGTTACATTAGATACCACCTCTAAGGTAGCCTTATCTGCTGCAATTGCACCTGTCGAAGTAACTAAAGCAGTTGACCCAGCTAACGGAGCTGCATCAATTTTTAATGCTTGTACTTTCTTTGATGTTGCATCAATAAGGACACCAACATTTTCATTAGCATCTGTCAATCCTGCAAAGTCGAACTCTGCATATACTGCACCCGAAGCTGGCGTTCCTGCAGTCTCTACTCTAAATGTGTTACCACCCGTTGCGAGTGCTCCATCTGAAGTCACTGTAAGCACCGCATTATCGTTGGTTAGAGCACCACCACCATTAATTGTTGCGACATCTGATCCTGTTGGATCTGCATCAATATATAGTGCAGTTAGTGCCTTCCCAGCTCCTACAAACTCTACCCCAATCGCTCCTGCATTTGGTGTTCCTGTAGCTGCTACTCTAAGAAGATTCCCGCCAGAAGCTACTGCTCCACCTGCATCAATTGATAGGACTGCTGTATCACTGGCAATCACTCCACCTGCGTTATCAAGTGTGAGTAATGTTCCTGTGCCGTTCACAGAGCTAATTGTAGATGCGTCTGAGTCTGTAACTACTACATCACCAGTTGTAAGCGTCAAAGCTGCTGTACCCGCTGCCGTTCCTGTAATAACTGTTGCTCCATAATTACCAACTGTAAAGTCTGAAGCATTGTCATCATTACAATTAATATAGAATCCACCGTTTAGTGTTCCACCACCATTGTCCAAATAAAGCATATCTCCTGAGGTTAACGCATCTGCAGTTATTGCAAGAACCGTTCCAGTTGTTGCACTTGCTGCAGTTATTGTTAATGCACCTGCTGCACCTGCTGCTGCACCTGCTGTTGTCATACTAGATATAATTGCTACTCCCGAACCCGATGTTGTAACCCCATCTGTAACAGATAATTCACCACCCGATAAAGTTAAATCTCCATCTGATAATACTATGTCACCTGTAGTCACTCCTATCGCAGTTGTACCCTCAGCAGTTGCCTTAGAAAGAACTGTTCCGTCATCTCTAACTGCAAAAACCTCTGTACCATCTGCTACAACTGAGATTGCTGCTCCTGCAGCTGTCATTGTTACTGCCGCAACTGTGATTTTTAAAGCGTCTCCTGTTGTAATGGTAGATCCATCAAGATGGAAGCCACTACCAGTTGTAACCTTAGTGGTTAACAACATTGTTGTATCACCTGCATCTTGGGTTGTATCAACTGTTAATACATCTGCAGCATCACTATTCTCTCTAATCAAAAGTGCTTCTGCATTATCAACATCAAGAATCATTCTCCCCTCTCCTGTATATGCTCCTGAGGCTGTAATCTCTTCCAAAGCAGCAACATCTGATACTGTAAGAGTACCAGTAATATCTGCATTACCTGAAGACATTGTAAAATTACCACTTGTCATAGTTAATGCACCACTTGTTAGCGTTAATGCACCATCCGATAATACCGCTGCACCTTTTGTAATCTCTAAACCACTATCCGAATTAGCATTCATTTCTATCTCAACACCGTAAACAGAACCTAAGATAGTCTCTGTACCTACGCTAATTTCAAGCATCTTCAAGTCTCCAGAAGTATCATGTGCTCCTGTCGAATTGATATGGAATACAGAAGCGCCATGTGTACTTGTAACTTTCCCTGATTTTGTGATTAACAACCCACCACCTGTAGTAGTCTGCGTATCGGTCAATGTTACTGCTCCTGCATCTACAGCTATCTCTGCCCCACCATTATAAGCTGCATCCAATGAACCCGCTGCCGTTCCATCACTAGCACCCCATCCAGCACCTCTATAAGTCATATCCTTACCTAAGTTTGAATCATAAACATGCATTCCCTCTTCTGCGGTCAAGGCCACTCTCTGTGCAGTAGTTAGAACTGGAAGCTTAAAATAGGCTGTTGTGGTTTGCGTTCCCGCTTTTACACCAACTTCCAGAGAGCCTACTATCTCAGCATCGCTCCCAGTTAACCTTGAGGTTATCCTTGGCGATCCTGACTGAAGTCTATTTGTCATATTATTTCACTAAAAACTAAAAAGCTAGATACAGTCCTATAATTAGTGAAATCATAGAACACTCAACGAATAATCAAACCCGTACAAATATTATTAATCTGTGCCTGGCCGTTTTTTTAAAAGATCAAAGCAAATCTTAGCTTGAGTATGTTACCTCTGTTCCATTTGAACCATGATAACCTCTACCCGAAACAAAACCTACTGAAAAATTCATCTGTCCCCTGATATAAGCAGTCTTTGTTGAGTCGTCCATATAGTCATCAACATAAAACTGTTCATTAGTAAGAACACACACTGGCATTCTTTCATCGATAACCTCTTTGGCCACCACGAAATGTGCTGTGCTTGATACATCTGATAACCAAGGAATCAATTTCACCTCGACATCTGAACCATTGTAAGCACCTGTAGCTGTCTTAGAATTATTATAAGGATTCTGATCATTGTCAGAAGTTTCTGCTGCTAATTCACCTGTTACTAACTTCTTAGCCGTTGCCCAACCTTCTCGACCAACACCCCATATCACTCCACCCGTTCCAAAATGCTCCTTTTCTCCTTGATCATCTTTCTGGTCAAATAAACCCTGCAAAAGATTATCAAGACCTGTACCACCAACTGGTTTACTTGTCGTGTCGACATTACTAAAAGTTGTTGAGTTGGTAGGTGAACACGGATGTGCCGAGGAAAAAAAGTTAACACCATCTGGCCCCAATGCCGAAACTGTAGTACCTGTTATTCCGGTAAGATATGTGTTTGTTGTTGAGAAGCCATAACTAGGAATAGAAAATGCAGCTTTTTGCATTAATCTATAAGCTCTATTACCAAGTTGAATTGAAGCTCTCCTAGTTATATTTACACTTTTTCCTTGAAATTTTCTCATGAGTCTACCGATTGGCACCTCATTTCCAAAAGGAACCTGTGTGAACACCTTTGAATAACCTTCTGAAATACTTGACTGTTTGGCTCTATCGCCATCGTCCCAAACTCCATAGTCCTCTATACCACCAATTTCAACAATTCGATCTTCCCAATTCTCTGTAGAATCCATGTAGAAGATCCCTTTTCGGTAATCTTGTCCCTTTTGGAAGGCGGTATCTACAAGAGCTTTGTTTGCGTTTGCGAAAGACTTGTATGTCTTAGGCATACTTGTAACTCCAATATTACTCATTTGTTTAATTTAAAATCTAAAAATTAACTCTATTCGTTGCCTCTTATTACAACCTCAACAATAATTTCAGTATCTGATCCCTGATTATAGGCATCCACAATCCTAAATTGTGTTGCGGAAGCTGCTGCTGAAGACTCGTCTAATAATGAAGAATCTGTTGTTAAGACTGAAATCCAATAACCCGCTTTGTTGCTTCCTGTTGTTGTTCCCTTATCAGCATCTAAAGTTCCGATAAACTGATCACCTTCACGTGCTGGCACGTATTCGACCATCACACCATCAACAGTCTCATTATCTGAAGCTGCTGTATATGATTTTGTTGAGGCTGCCCATGTTCCACCTAAATCACCAGTGACTACACTTAGAGCCTCTAATGATCTTTTATCTATTGTTACGATTGCTGTTGCAAATCCTGCAATAAGCTCGCTAGTTCCATCTGCATTGGCCATTCCTGTTGATTCGTCAACAATCCAGTCACCAACCTTGATTACCTCTGAATTTTTAATAAGTCTGTATGCTCTCTTGTTACGACCCATTGCATCGGCTTTATACTCTTTAGTCATCTAATTAATTTAATATATAAAAATAGACACTAGAAAAACCCAGTGTCTATAACAGTTTTATCAATTGAAATTGTATAATAAGGCCTTAGTCCTCTTCTTGATATTTCTGATAAGTTTTGTATTGATCATCAGTCATATTAAATTTTTTCTTCATCTCAAGATCTAGGTCGGTAGATTGATTCCCCTGCTCTGAGAGCGCTGAACCTGATCCACCACCACTTGAGGCACTCTTGCCCGATCTTGCTCTTGCCATTCCTTCAACCATTCCCTCCTCTTTATATTTCTCTGGTGTCAATACCAGTATTCCAGCTTGATCTAATGCGTCTGACATGGATAAACCTTTTTTATCCATTAATCTTTTTGCATTTACTGCAATCGCATTCTTATCAACCTCATCAAGATCAGGGTTTTTTTCCTCAAAAGCACTAATGGTCTCTTGAGTAACACTATCCTCTTGTCTCTGTTTTTCCTTTACCCTTTCGAGCGCCGAAACACTCTCAGGATCTAATACAGGCTTTTGAGACGTATCTTGAGCCTGATTCTTAGGGCTCCAATCTGGATGGAGTTGTTTAACCCTTGTTATCGCTTGTTCGGGTGTCCATCCATTCACTTCAATTAATGCCTCATAATAATCAGCTGGTTTCCTACTTGCCCAACTGTCTATTTTCGTAATAGATGTTTGCAAGTCCTCACTCTTCTTTCTAGCCTTATTTAATTCTTTCTGCAATTTATCCATTTTTGCACTTTCTCTCTTCAGGTCTCGGCCATCTTCTGTGTAGCTTCTTTCGGAAGGGACAGGAGTTTTTATTTCGGGATCAACGTTGCCGCTTGACGCGGGGGTTAACGTGCTAGGCTCTGGCGGAGTAACTGCTTTTGGCTCTACAGGGTCAGCAGGAGTCTGCGTTATGTCTGTCATAGATTGTAATTAATCTTAAATAAATATAATACTTTAAAGTATTATAGTCAACTTTCTTTCTTTTTGTCTTTTTTCTCTCTAACCTTTTTCCTTTTTTTAAGCTCCACCTCTGCAACATCCTTTAGATGTTCAAGTGTATATTTAAACCTTGCAAATTGTATCTCAGAGTTCTTTGATAATTTATCAGACATGTCAAGCGTGGAGGGATTAACTCTTTGAAGTGACAACATTTTTGTTCTGTTAATCTCTACTTCTTGAAATAATCCAGCTACCAATTGAAAATACTGATTGCCCTTGACAAGATTCAAAAGTTCAACATTCTTTAAATCTTTCATATTGAAACCTATAAGTTTTTCTACTTCTAATTTATCCATTTGGCTTCCGTAATAAATTACATACTTGCCATCGTCAGATCGGTATTACCCATATTTACAGGTGACGGAATATTACCACCTTGCATTGGTTGGCCCATTGGCTGTCCTGCTGGACTTTGCAATGATTGTTGTCCACCTTCCATGCCTGTCTGCTGGGCTAACTCTTCCTGCTCTGCCTCAGCCCTGGTTAATCTATCTGTTTTATAATGATCTTGTAACTGATCAATAAAATCTAATAATATATCTAATTCATCGCTCAACAGGTTTGCCTCTTTTGATAAATCAGGTGAAACTCGCCCACCTTCCATTGCCATCTGTGTTACCTCTGCCGCTATCTCTTCAAGCTTAGCGATCTTTTCGTCTTTCATCTGTCTCAATTCTTTTAACTTTCTCAGATGATGATTTAAATGTTCTATTGGTTCATCATACTCTCCTATTACCATTTTATATTTATCATCATTCACACCATCCCTTAATTTACTATTTTTCCACATAATAGCTTCTTGCTTTATTGCTCTCTCGACCATTTCGTCTTCATCTTCTGTCTCGCTCTGTAAATAATCACTCTCGTCAAATCCATGACTCAAAACATAATCACGATGAATTGCTGCTATTCTTGGATCTTTTAATAGTTCGGGGTTTTTTAAATTTTCTATATATAAAGGCATTAGCTGTGCAAGTGCTTGCTCACTCTTCCTAGTTCTATTAAGCTTGCTCATAGGGTGCATTGATTCCGCATTGACTACAATTTGGATATCGTCGTCATCAATATCTAAATATTCATCTTTGACAATAAATGGAAACTTTTTGCCTGGTTTTTTTTCAACCGTTATTTTCCCAGATGTATCAAAAATCTCAATATCCTGAGAATAGAAAGATCTTGATTTGTGTAAATTTTTTGAGTCACCTTCTCTAATTTTAATTGCTTCAGGTTCCATCTGTAACGGATACTCCTGTCTTTGAGTTGCAAATTGTATCTTATAGCTTGTTTTCAATCCCCTAGCAAAACTCTTCATTGTTTTAGCGAAACCTTTCATCGTTGCAGTCTGTAATGCAATTGTTTCTGTGGCTGTTTGATCGTTCGCTGGCATGTTAGATGCTGAGGGATTAATCAAAGAAACACTCATAGCATCTTCTTTAATCTGCGCCCGCATTCCGAAAACTTCTGCCAATTTGGAGATCGGTGGCACCATCCAGTTAATCTCATTTGGGTTTCCTGAAATACTTATAATCTCACCTAGAGAATATTTAGCACTATCATATTGATCTTTAAATTCCCCTGCTACCTGATTAGAGGCTATAATTGGAGGTGTGATTGACAACTCTAAGACCTCTAGTAATTTATTTCTCATAACTTCATCTTCCGCATTGAAGCCCTCAATAACTCTCCCCAGTCCCATATAATAAAACTGATGTGGTATCTTAATGGCGCCAAAATGGGTAACACTTAATTGTTTATGATTATCTAAGGGAATATCTCCAAGCCATATGCCATTTGCTACGTGTCTTGTAATATCCTGGGTTCTGTCCTCCCACTCCCACATTAGAACATTATCACTACCATTAAAATTATCAGGGAATTGAAATATAGTATTTTCTTTTCGTTCCATAAATGCACCTGGTGTGACCTTGTCAACATTTCTATACTCTGGCCTATTATCATACAATCTTCTAAACTTATCATAACTCAATTCATATTCCCTAATTCCATCTTCTGACCCCTTGTTCACATCATGTTGATATTTCGCCATATTATCAGGATAGTACTCAAAAGGTGACAAGTGAATCTTAGTCGTATCGTTATATTCTATATATTCCTTATCAACATAAATAGCAATGTCGTTCTTCTCCATTCTCTTCAATTCTTTTTTGTCAAAACCCTTTAATTTTTTAAACTCAGCTTTCCGAACAACTTTCTTATAAGTATCCTGTACAAATGAATTTCCAATCCAAAGAGCCTCTTGAAACACATCCATATATATGTCATTCTGTGAATATTTAAGTAGGGGGTATTTTATAATGTTTTCTATAACCTTTTCATACTTCTCACCTTTTTTAGTCAAACCATAAACCGAGGGCATTGGGTTTGTATCCCACAGCTCAGTCATTGCAGTCTCACAGGCATTATAAGCGAATGGAGATTTTAAATTCGGTCTTGGGTCATCTGGATCGTCTGCAGCCCTCCACATATCTACAACCTTTGTGTCATGTTTCCATTGTTCATGCCAATCTTGACGTGGCCCACCATCCCTTCCAGAATAACAACCACCCCGGACTGCTGCTTTTAAGATGTCTAAACGCTCAGATAGGTCACCTACTTTTGTGAACTCGCTTTTATTATTATACCTTGAACTCTTATGGTATTTACCTTTCCAGTTGCTTTTAGTTAGGGGAACGTATTTTTTACTCGCCATAGGATAGTAGAGATAAAATTATCAATATAAATATAGTACTTTAAAATGTTAAAGTCAAATTGGGCATGTAGTAAAGAATAGAAAATTGTGTATTATAGGCTATAAGAAAAAAAGAGAAACCCTGAGAAGGCTATTAACTGTGTTACTTCCTTTTTATATCAATCAGATCCAAGTTGAAAGTTTTGATAAAACCTCGCCTTTTTTGATAATAATTGCTTAAAAACAACCACCACTATGGGTTATCTATCATAAATGCTTCTACGTTTAGCATACGTTTGTTTTCTTTTTGTCTTTATCTCAATGAATTGTGAGGCATAAGTTCGGACACTGTCAGCACCGTGCGAGTGTTCATCGTGCTTAGGCCCTGAGAACTGGCCGGTAATCCTGTTCCACTTTTTAGCATATTTCTCCAAATGTTCAATAAGCTTTGTTGTCGCCGATCTTCTAAACCACATTCTGGGTAATAACCTTCTAACCTCATTAATCCCAATCTCCACACCCATTGCAGGAATCACAAGACATTTAAACCCTAAAGCCGTTAGTTGTATATATACAGTTTTTTTAGTTGACAAGGTTCTAGTATTTGCATCATGTGGAAGATAACAGTAACCATATAGATAACCCTTTCTTTTTAGCTGTTCTGCATAGAAACCTATTTCTTCTCCTGAGCCTTCCAAGTAATCCACCACCCGAATCTCTTTGCCCACTATCTGATAAAAAGTTATTGCAGTATAGTCATCAATTCCTAAATCCCAGCTGGTCAAAACCTCTATCCCCTTTTCTATTGGATATTCTGATATTTGATTCTTTGCTCTAATTTCTTGAATAATAGATTGATAATACTTATCCTTATCAGTGGCTTCAAAGGCCTCTTTTGAATCAGAGGGAAATTCTTTTTTAATGTCTTCTTGTAAAAGTTCGTATTTCTTAAAATAGAAAAATTTCTGTTCTCTTGTAATCTTAACCGCCTCTTTGCTTTCAACCCTATTGAAGTATTTTGTTAGCTCATCTCCAAGTGTAAAGTCCTTCGGACATTTCAGAATATATTCAGGATTTTTCCACCAAGGAAAGAAGAAAAACTTATAATCCAGTTTAGAGAGTTCTTTATTCTCTATTTGCATATTCTCGGCGTTCTTGCTTATGTCATAGAAATGACCCTCACTACCCTCAGAAGTTGATTCTATGAAGACAAATTGACCAATAGCAACCGCATTTAAGGCTCCTGTCTTAATCTCTTCCGCTCTTATGGGATCATGTTTACAGATCTTTGCGTATTCTGAGATCAATAATAGTTGAACAGTATCACCACGAAAAGACGTATCAGCAGTCATAGAGCTTCCATTAGAAAATCTAAGCTCTTGAACATTGTCAGTACTCAGCTGAACTATTTCCTGAATTGAGGTCGGTAAACTATCATAAGCAAACTTCGCCTTTGCAAGTTTCTTTTTAGCATCCTTGAGCGTGTAGTCGATTATTCCACTTGTCTTGTTAGAGTTGAATAAACAAACATCTAACATGAAGATCACAACGAATGTGCTCATTCCGAGCTGCCTTGCTTTGAGGATTAGGTTTAAAAACCAGAGGTGGTTTAAGAGAAACTTTTGAAAATAATTGAGCTTGAGTTGAACCCTGTGACCTTGCTTATCAATTATATAATAAAGGTTATTAAGTCTCCAATTTCTATCCTTTAGTCTCTTTTTGATCTCTTGATAAGCTAGCTGATTGTCCATCTAAATCTTTAAGAATTTGAGTTAGTTCAAGATTGCCAGTATGTTCAATTTGTTGTTTTGCATATTCTAATCCCCTATTCATAAAATCAACATCTAGCTTAGAGTTCATTATATAGTTAATAGCTTTAACTTGTGTTACTGTCATTTCCTTTCCATCTTTATTAGTGTAATCCTGATTAGCTATTTTTTCAGTTAATTCTTTAATATCTTTAAAATTTAATTCACTAAATTGTGAAAATGCATCTATAATATTTCGTTTTGTCTTCTCAATATCCCAGTACTTTCTTTGACCTTTCTTTTTAGCCTCAGGAGAAGGTTGATAATC